GGTCAAGAGCGTGAGGCCTATGCAAGCCAAGACTATCAAGACTTATGCGTTGCAATAGGAAAAGCCACAGAGGATGCAGAAAAGTTAAAGTGGCAACTAGAAGCAGCTAAGATGCGTTTTCAGGCTTGGCAAACAGAATCAGCAAACAACCGACAATTGGAGAAATTTACCGTATGATCAGATTAACCGAAGAATTCCTTATCCTAAAAACATTGATTCGTATGTATGACGAGGCCTTAAAAAATAATAGTGCTTTGCTAATGATGGAGATTTCTGTAGATATTGCTGAATCTGCTGAAAAGCTAGAGCAAGCAAGTGTAGATAATGCCAACAAGGGCTGAAAAACAACACTTTCGTAAGGTGGCCGAGTTAGGATGCTCACTATGTAGGCATCAAGGCAACGAGGGAACGCCAGCAGAGTTACACCACATAAGACGGGCTGGTAAAAGAAGTGATGCCCCTGTTATACCCCTTTGTCCTTATCATCATCGTGGATCAAATACTTCTATACATGGTATGGGCCGCAAGCGGTTTGAGGCTGAGTACAATATAAGTGAAGAAGAATTGCTTGAACAAACAGAAAGTCTTATAAATGCTTGTGCTTAACCTACCCCTACCCCCATCGGTCAACAGTTACCGTACTATTTTTAGGAATAGAATGGGAATCAGTAAGGCTGGCAGAGAGTTTAAACTTCAAGTGCAAGACTATGTGCTTGACAACGCTGTGGCCAAAATGGGCGATAAACGCCTACAAATGCAAGTTACACTCTACCCTAGGGATAGGCGTAAGCAAGACATAGATAACCGCATCAAAGCCCTGTGGGATGCTTTAACCGATGCTGGCGTATTTGATGATGATGAACAGATTGATGTTTTAATAGTACAAAGGGGCGAAATCCGCAAAGGCGGTGGTTGCCTAGTAATGATAGAAGAACTGGAAAATGTACCCAAAGAAATTGAGCGACAGAACTTTGCAAGAGTGCAACAATTGTAAACAAAGAAAACCTAAAGAATTTGGCCGTTATGTACCATATAACGAAGGAATGAATCAAAAATGGCTTTGTGGTGGTTGTTACGACAAAAGAAATAGGCGATAATAAGTCACGAAATTAAATTTTTTGAGGATTTAAATGGAAAAGTCAATGGCTTTGTTTCTCGCAACCCTGTTACATTCAGGCACAAATGCCCATTTTTTCCATTGGGCCACCAAATCTTACGCCAAGCACAAGGCTTTAGGCGGTTTCTACGACAAGATTATTGATTTAACCGATGAATTAGCTGAAACATATTTTGGCGTTTACGGTCAAATTACTGAGTTCCCAAGCACTTACCATATGCCTAAAGAGCCTTTAGCCTATATGCAATCCTTACAACGCTTTGTTAAAGATGCTCGTTCAGACTTGCCAATGGATTCAGAGATTGTTCAGTTGATTGACAATATCGCCCAAGAAATTGACACAACTATTTACTTGCTTAAATTTAAGGCCTAATCATGCCATTAGACAAATCAGGTAGCAAAGAATCAGTCGGTAAAAACATCAAAGCCGAAATGAAGGCTGGCAAGCCTAAAAAACAAGCGGTGGCCATTGCACTTAATGTTGAGCGTGATAACGCCAAAGGTGCTCGCAAAGCCACATTAGAAGAAGCCTATGGTCGTTTCCTAGGTGAGCGTGAGTAATGAGCCGTAGAGATGACATTCGTGCAGCAGTAGAAAAGCATGAAAAGCCAATTGCCAAGACAACTAAAGGCAAAGGCCGTCATTATCAGTCAGTAGCAGAAGGTGCTGGCATGACTGAAGCAGGTAGAAAAGCATACAACGCAAAGAATAACGCAAACTTAAAAGCCCCCCAATCTAGTGGCCCACGCCACGATAGTTTCTGTGCAAGATCGGCAGGATGGACAGGGGAACGAGGAAAAGCAGCTAGAGCAAGGTGGAAATGCTAATGAAACAAGGACTATACGCAAACATTCACGCTAAAAGAGCTAGGATTAAAGCTGGTTCAGGCGAAAAGATGGCTAAAAAAGGTGACGAAGGCCGCCCAACAGCCAAAGACTTTAAAGATGCTGCCAAGACTGCTAAACCTAGTCGCAGAGAAATGATTGAATCTAAGATGAAGGATATGTAATGACACCAATGAGCCGTAAGTACAAAAAAGAAGATGCCATGCTACGCAAAGAGCATGAATCAACGCTAGAAAAGAATCAGCGTTTACGATTAGAGCGTAGAGCTGCTATAGCTAACAAACTTAAAGACTTAGACAAAGAAGTAAAATAAGTTACAATTAAGCACGATTAACTAACTACTTGGTTAAATATGCAAATTAAAGAAGTTGCTGTAGATAAGCTAATCCCTTACGCAAAGAACAGCAGAACCCACAGTCCTGAACAGGTTGCCCAAATTGCCGCAAGCATTAAAGAATTTGGCTTTCGCAACCCTATATTGGTAGACGGGGTAGGCATTATTGCAGGGCATGGTCGTTTAATGGCTGCCCAAAAGCTAAACCTAGACAAAGTACCCACAATTGACTGCTCAGATATGACTGAAAGCCAAAAGAAGGCTTACATCATTGCTGACAATAAACTAGCCATGAACGCTGGGTGGGATATGGACTTTTTAAAGCTAGAGCTACAAGACTTAGAAGATGCAGACTTTGACCTGACACTTACAGGTTTTGATGATAAAGAACTAGATCAATTACTTGCACCTGAGATTGAAGAAGGCTTGACAGACGAAGATGCTGTGCCTGAATTGCCTGAAGAACCAAAAACCAAGGTTGGCGATATATATATCCTTGGAAATCATAGGCTTATGTGCGGTGATAGCACAATGTTGCATGATATTGAAAAGCTGATGAATGGCACAAAACCTGATTTAATTCATACAGATCCACCATACGGCATGAACGCTGTAAGCAAATCGTCAGTATTGAAAGCTAATTACGGCACAGACATTATGGGTGACGATAACCCTGATGTGGCCAAAGATGCGTTTAATTTGATTTATGGCTTATACCCTGATGCCAAGCAAATATGGTGGGGTGCAAACTATTATTGCTCCGTATTGCCTGACAGCGAATGTTGGTTGGTATGGGATAAAAACAATGGCCAATCAGATCAAACCGATTGCGAGTTGGCATGGGCAAACTTTAGAAGCGTTGTAAGACAATTTACCCAAGCATCTGAAAAGACCAATCGAGTACACCCAACACAAAAGCCTGTATCTTTGATGGAATGGATTATCAAACGATTTAATGTTTCTGCCAAAACGATTGCTGATTACTTTGGTGGATCAGGATCAACCTTAATTGCTGCTGAAAAACATGGTTTACAAGCGTTTATTATGGAATTTGACCCTAAGTTTTGCGATGTAATCGTTAAGCGTTGGGAAGATTTCACTGGTAAAAAAGCTATTTTAGCGGAGTTATAAAAATGGCAGAAAAAGGCAGACCCCCACATAAACCAACCAAAGACAGCCAAGAACAGGTTAAACGCTTGTCTGCGTTGGGTTGCCCACATGAAGATATAGCCACTAGGCTAAAGATTAGTGCTGATACATTGGTTAAGTATTACAAAGATGAATTAGACGAAGGGCGTATTGATGCCAATGCTGCCATTGCTGGTACTTTGTTTAGTCAGGCTAAAAAAGGTAATACTGCTGCCGCTATCTTTTGGTTAAAAACTAGGGCTAGATGGAAAGAAACCCAAGTTAATGAGGTTACTGGTTCAAACGGTGGTGACTTAAGAATTTCATGGGCAGATGAATAGGGATATAAAGCTCAAATACCGCCCTAGAAGCGTTTTTGAGGACTTCCACAGCCGTAAGGAGCGTTGGGCAGTAATTGTTGCACACAGGCGTTGTGGCAAGACTGTAGCCTGTATTAATGATCTTATTGTTAGAGCCTTGTTAGATGGCAAGCAACACGCCCAATACGCCTATATAGCCCCTTTTTATTCTCAAGCCAAATCAGTAGCTTGGCGATACCTTGAACGCTTTGCCGAGCCAGTAATGACCAAGTCTAATCAATCTGAGCTATGGGTAGAGCTAATTAATGGGGCTAGAATCAGGCTATTTGGTGCTGATAACCCCGATGCACTCCGAGGAAATTTCCTAGATGGCGTGGTTATGGATGAAATGGCCGACATGAAGCCTAGCGTATGGGGTGAGATTATCCGACCACTATTGGCTGATCGTCTTGGCTGGGCTACCTTTATTGGTACGCCAAAGGGCCATAATGCCTTTTACGACATATATAACGAAGCAACTAAAAAGCCTAATTGGTATGTAAAAGTGTTACGGGCAGACCAAACTAACCTGTTGCCACAGTCTGAGTTAGATGATGCCAAGGCCACTATGTCTGATAACCAGTACGAACAAGAGTTCTTATGTAGCTTTGAAGCTGCCATCCTTGGTGCTTACTATGGCCAAGAAATGCGTAGAATCACGGACTTAGAGCGTATTACCACGATTGACTATGACCCTATGTTCCCTTGCCATACTGCTTGGGATTTGGGATTCAATGACAGTACATCTATTTGGTGGTATCAGGTGGTTTACGGTGAGATACGGGTGCTAGACCATCACTCATCTAATGGTCAACCTATATCCTTTTATACGGGTTTACTTGCTCAAAAAGAAGATGAGTTTGGATACAATTATGGCTATCATTATCTCCCTCACGATGCTAGAGCTAAAACATTGGCAAGTGGTGGTAAAAGCATAATTGAGCAAATTTCTGCAAAAATTGACATAAAACATCTAAAAATTGTCCCAAACTTGTCAATTCAGGATGGTATTCAAGCAACACGACTTGCATTAACTCGCACTTGGTTTGATAATAGATGCGAAGAAGGCATTGAATGTTTACGACAATATCAACGAGAGTGGGATGATGATAAGAAAGTATTTAGAGATCGCCCGAAACATGATTGGACATCGCACTCAGCAGATGCGTTCAGGTATCTCAGCATTGTATGGAAAGATGAAGATAGCCCTATCCTTAAAGATTCAAGAATTACAGGACTTCATGTCGGGCAAACGGATGTAACGCTAAACGAGATGTGGAAAGAAACCCCTAAAATAGTTAATCGTAGGATATAAACATGGAACACACATACGAAGATTGGTACAACTGCATAGCCCAGTACGAGCGTACATATAAAGAATGGGAAGGCAGAGCCGATAAGATTGTCAAGCGTTACCGTGACGAATCTCGTAGCCGTAATAACCCACAAGCTAAGTTCAATATCCTGTGGAGCAATGTCCAAACTATAACTCCTGCTGTATTTGCTCGGCTACCTAGACCTGATGTAAGCCGTAGATTCCGTGACAATGACCCTGTAGGGCGTGTTGCTTCCATGATGCTTGAAAGAGCATTGGAATATGAGATTGAACATTATGGTGACTACGCTAGTGCCATGAAACAAACCGTACAAGACCGTCTATTAGGTGGTCGTGGTACAGCTTGGGTTCGTTATGAGCCACATATTACTGGTCAAATGGGCGGTGAAGCCAATGGTGCTCCTGAAGATGGTTTTCAAGTTACTGAAGATACAGACGAAGCAGAAACCGAAGGCGGTATTTATCGTGAAGATCAAGAGCGTATTGAGTACGAATGTGCTCCTGTTGACTATGTTTACTGGCGTGACTTTGGTCTAACCGTAGCTCGTACATGGGAAGAAGTAACTGCGGTATGGCGTAAAGTTTACATG